AATAGTTGTTTCAGTTGCATATGATTCCGGAGTCATTAAATTTTCAACATCTGTTAATGTTATAGAATCTCCTACTCCTTCAACATAATATTCTTTATCATGATACGCTGTATCTACTATAGACGTTTTAAATTTAATCTTCATTCCATTAGATAAATCTAAAGTTCGTAATGAATAATTTTTAACTCCAATTATATCATTAGCAGGATTAAGTTTTTTATTTGAATCTATAGTTTTAATTTGTAATACACCATACATAGCATCATGATTGCCGCACTGATAATATAAAGTATCAGGTGCACTTGTTGGTACTGTAAATGTAACTGTACCGTCTGCTGTTCCATTGTTTGTTACGCCTGTTGTATATAAAGTTGATGTTGAACCATCTGCAGACAGTTTATCCTTATAAGGTTCTGTCATAATCCACAATGGATGACCTTTTGCGTTTACATTAAATTTGTATGTGTTCCCTCTATAAAGAGTTACAATTGGGTTTCTTTCATTTTCTCTATGAAGTAAATTCCAAGCACGTGCTGAACTACCATCAACCGGCCATGCCTCAACTTTATATTCTACTACTGCTGATGGTCCAATTGTATCTATTTCAATTGCGTTAGGACCTTCTGGCATCCAAAAATAATCTCTGTAATTAACAAGTTTATCATAATCAATTGCTGGATTCCAACTATAAACTTTTTCTTTGTTAAGTCTATCGTGATTTTCTATTTTTCCACCAAAATATTTGATTTGATTAATATAGTCATCATACGTTCCTGTAAATTTAACTTGGTCTTCAGGATTAACACTTGTGGTGTCTTTATCTGTATATGTTACAGCTGGTTCTAATTGATATGCAAATCTGTCTCTACTTGTTGCACTAATATATCTATCTGTAATTTTTCTTGTATAAGCATCTTGTCTGCCAATAAATCCATCTAATCTTTCTAGTGATCCTTTTTGAATTAAAGGATCTAATGTACTAGATAAAAATCTTGAATTAGTATCTGTTCGATAAAATGCAGGTAGATGTTGAATAGTTCTACGCAATTCATTGCTACCTTGTTTAACAACTTCTTGGTTTGTTAATGCGTTTGTTGGATTATCTGCCATTAGTATCCTGTCCCACTACTGCCGGTACTTGAACCGGATCCTAATGTAGTAGAACCTGACACTGCTGAACCTGTTGTGGTGTTTGTTGTAGCAGATGATGTGCTTGTTACAACTGTACCTGATGCTTCTAATTGATTGGCACCTAGTGCAGTTATAGTTGAAACATCATTAACGGTGGCCCCACTAATAAAAATTTCGTCTGCCGCTGAAGCTATTTGGAATAAAGATCCAAAACCTTGCCCAGATTGATTTGGCACAATCACAACTGTTAATAAATGTGGTGCCAATTGATTGTGTACAAAAGCGGCTAATTCTGTAAAATAAAAAGTGTCTCCAAAATCCCAATTGTCTAATGCAAAAAATTGATTAATTGCACTAATTACTCTTGTTTTAATTACTGCATCAGTAATATTAGTTTTAAGATTTTTTACAACTTTAAATGTTGCTTGTAATTCTTCGTCTGCATTTGTACCAAATAATATTTTATATTTTACAGGATGATATATTATTTGATCAGATAATGATTTTAATGGATTAAGCGTACCAGCATAAGAAATTCTCATTTGATCTGCTGTTGATGGAATTGGTTTAGTACCTTCGTCTTGCAACCAAATTCTATATAAATTATCATACGTTCTTTCTAACATATAAACATCTACAATATTTGATACAGCCGGGTCTATTCTAGTTTCTTGTCCTGCATTATGTTTATATTGGAAACTTAATGAACTTCTTCCTCTTCTAGCAATATAATCTGTTGTTGTTGTTAAAGTATTTGTTGTTGAACTATATTTTTTAACAACATCTTCAGCTAAATCATAAAAATAAAATAATTGATTGTCTGTGTATGTTGCACTAGATAATGTTATGTCTGCTTCGTTTAATGAAACTACAAAATTTGATGCGGCATATGGTTTGTATCTTGCTATATTATTATATGAAATGTATTTTTCAAAGAAAACAAATTTTAGGGTAGGACTTGTGTCTGGTTCTACTATAATATCAAAAATTTCTGGATTATCTACTACATTGTCATCGTCGTCGTCATAAAATCCAATTTTTACTTTTCTATTATCTTGGTATCCGTCTGCTTCTGTTACTGTATCTACAACTTGCCAATTAATTGGATAACCTATTGAATTACCTGTTGATACAATTGAATTAGTTTTTAAAACTTTTACTGTATCTTTAACAGATTTTCCTGTTTTATAATCATAAATTTTTTCTTGTGTGTCATAATGAAATTTGTTTTGTCCTTCTGATTCAAACACATAATCTAAACTTCTATATGTTACTGTATACGTGTTACCGTCATTTGTAAATTTAAACCACCAACTTGTATCTAAATTTGTGCCTGCTGTTGATCCTGTATTACTTAAACTAAACACCGAACTTGCACTTAAATTTGTTGCTGTTATTACTTTCCAGGTCTCAGTATCGACATCATATCTTAAACCAAATTCTTCATATGCTTCAGTTCTATCAATTATATCTGTTTTTAAATCGTCTGCAAATGTTGTAGTTAAATTTGGTATAACTAATGACGTTATAGAACCATCTGGTATTATACTATTAAGAGTAACTGGTCCAAGGCCTGATTCTAAATTACCTACACCGCTGTTAGCACCATCATTTACAACTGCACCAATCTTTACCCACGTTCTATCTTCTGCATTATCAGTACCTGCTGTTACTAAAGTGTTATTTAAAAATTCTCTTGTATCTGGAGATACAAATTTAACAAGTGCACCTGGTTTTGCATACTTCATGTTAGATGTAGCAAACTCACCAATTACTAGAGCACCGGTTCCTCCGGTATTAAAATATCCAGTATTAGTGTTTGTTGATGTTGTAGTTGAATTCCATATAGCACTTAACGAACTTAAATCTTTTGTACCATATTTTAAGTAATAAAATTGTCTAGAATATGCTTCTTTAAGTTTTTTCTCTATTAAATTATCAATAGTTGATTTAATATTATTTCTATTATTAAAAGTAAAAGTAAATGTATTCATACTTTCTTCTCTATATACCATTCCATCATCTGCAAACACACTAACATTTGAATATGCGCCTGTTGGGTCTAAAATTTCTTTTGCTCTAGATATACCAGATGCTGTTCTGTTTACTGATCTTACTTTTATAATTTCTTGCGATGCTGACAAAGGTACAACTTGATAATCTTCTGCTGTTATCATTCTATTTTGTGAATAATAAACTTGTGGCGCTTTTTCTCTAATAGAAGCACTTGATTCTGTTGTAGAGCTGTTATATATAGAACTTTTTAAACTTGTTGTAACCGTAAGTGTTTGTTGGGCACCGTTGGCATCTATGTATGGTATTTCAATTTGAATGTTCTGCATCTCTGCTGGTTGAATAGCAAACTTGGCATTATCACTTGTTCTATAATAAGTTTTAAATGATCCTAACGGTAAGTCAGAAAAATTTCCATCGCCAAACACAAGATCAATTGCATCATTATTTTTTGTTACTATATTGTAGATACTTCTTTGACTTTTTTCTAACGAATTATATATTGCATTGTTGCCAGATAACGAAGAAACCTTAGTCCATTGTTCCATAAGTTGGCCAAATTGATCTAATTTATATAACCATACATCTGTATCATTTATATTACTAGTATTAATTGATTGAATAAAATTTGTTGTTGCACTATTAACTGTAAAATTTGTTTGCTGTAAGTCTCCTTGTTTAAACAAAAAGAAAAATCCAGTATTATTTGATGTATCACCAGAGCCGTCTGTTCTATATGTATAAGTTAATCCTGTTCCTGGAATAGGACTTGATTCATAAATTGATTCTGAATCATTAATTGTTGCTGAAGTTATTTCAAAACTTCTGCTAACTCCCCCAATCGATTTGTTAAATTTAAAAATCGGCAAATCAGTTTGATTAGAAGAAATTGTATACACTTCTGTTGCAATTCCTCCAATTGTGCCAGACTCTCTTGGAGAACCAAATAATTGTCCAGTTTGATTAGCCGCATTTAGTATAGAAATTATTTGTTCTCTATAATTTGAATTAACACTATCATTCCAAATAATTGTTGAGTTTGCTAAATTTGTTCCTGTTGAATCTAATACATCTTGTGTAGTTGAAATAGAACTTATTTTTAATAAACCTGTTGCTGGTTTATTTCTTTTTGCGTTATAGTTAATTAATCTTGCTAATCTTAAAACTGAATCTCGTCTTTCTGCAGTTTCTAAAAAGTTTTCTCTAGCATTTAAATCTACTCTGAAAGAAAGTGACTGTGCTATGTAGGCAATTAAATCAATAAGTGCAATATATTCTGAACTTTCTACAAAGTCATTAAAATCGTCTGGGTAATTCTCTTTAAGGTAGGCCACCATTGTTCTACGAAGTGTTTCAAAATCGTAGGATTTGAAATCTGCTTGTTGGAATGCTTGATAAATCTTTGTCCATTCCTCAGCAACTAATAATCGGTTCTGTCGTTCTGTTGTGGCCATAATGTTCTACATCAATATTTATAGTATTAATTATGTGCGTACATTAAGATAGACGAAGTAATGAATTTTCGTCGAATTTGAACTGCAATTTTTCAGTAATGTCTAGTGGTATATACTTAATTGTGGCTTGTATGGCTATGCCATGATCTTCTTCAGTTACTAGTATTTCCTCTGTGGCAATACGTGGATCAGCATTTAGATTTGCTGTAATATCCTCTAAAATTTGATCTCTCAATGTTTCTGTAAATGGTTCAAACAAGCAATCATATATTATTGTGCCAAACTCAGGATTCTCAACCCTTTCGCCCTTTCGTACCGACAAACGGTTTATGAGATCTTGTTTGACACACTCAAAATCATAAACCTTAAAGCTCTGCTTATCTGCTTTTGAACTGAATCCTTTAAATGTAACTTCTTTGTTACTTAAATTTGGTGTGCTATTATCGTATGCCATATACTATATTTACTCTCTAAAATCTAAAGAAACTTTTAACAGCACTAATACCTGCAGAAATATGTCCTTGTATAAAACCCATTGCTTTGTTCTTAATAGTCTCTTTAATATTTTTTGCTTGATTTGTTAATGTTTTTAATGATGAAATTTTAAGTTTAACATTTGAATTTAATTTAGTAAGGTTATTAATTTTTGATGTAATACCGTCTATACTTTTTTGTGAGATTAATGTTGATTTTATCATGCCTAACTCTGACGCTGATAATTCTGGATTTTCTTCTGCAATTAGTTTTATTGCATCTTTAACATATTCTTTCTTTAGAGCAGTACTACTTGTTCTATTAAACGGCTCATGAGTTACAAAGTCTGAAACTGTTGTTTTATTATCAGTTTTATTAATTTTGCCATTACTGATTGGCCTTTTGCTGTCTATATCTATCTCTTCACCTTTAGTAACTATAATACCAACTCTTTCATGTTCGGGTTTTAACCAATAAGGTCCCCAATTATCTTTTGCACTTACTGAATTAAAGTGAACTTGAGAACCTGCTAGGTCAATCCTTCCTCCTGCACCATGTAATTGCTGACCATCAGTGTAAGATGTTATTCCATCTTTTCCGTAGTGTCTTACCGAACCACCTTGTGACGCAGAAAAAACTCCTTTTTCTCCAATCATGTGAACATATTGTTCTGCATTCAGATTGACGTTTTGTTCTGCTGTAAATCTTATACTACCTTTTGCGTGAAACTGCATATTTGTATCTGAGTGTATATTAAAGTCTCCACCAGATCTAAGATTAATGCCTGCATCAGAGAAGATACTAATCGTTCCGTCTTTTTCCATTTCAATAAATGCTTTACCTGATCCATTAGCAATATAAACAACACCTTCTGTATCATGCATTAATAATTGATGGCCACTTGCAGTTTTTAATCTTATAAGTTGATTTTCACTACCAGCATCTCCATCATCCATTACAAACGAATGTCCCGAATGCCTATCAACACTAACTGGAATGTTGTCTACTCCTATATTAAATTTTTTAGAATTTTTTTTAATTCTGCCTGGGGTATTAATACCAAATACTGCACTAGGAGATTCTCTTCTAGCTGATGATGATGTTGTACCACGCACAGGATCTTGTATAAGTCCTTGTGTGTTTAATTGATCTGCTAACTCTTCGTTTATTGGTAACTTCCACTGGTGTAACGAACCTATACCTTCTCCATCTTTATACATTTTTTTGTTCTTTTCTAGAGCTGGCAAAAAGTCTGTCCCGTATGTGGCTTTCTTAGAAGTTTCGGCTCCTTCTTGTGCCTCTGCACCTTTAGAAGTATTTTTTGTTGCACCATGTCCCGGTACCATATGATTTGTTAATGGTTCTTGTATACAACCTATCCAAAAAGCACTACTAGCATTTTTGTCTCCTTTAGCAAATATTACAAGTACGTTGGTATCAATGTCTGGTGGGATTGCCCACATGCCATATGATGTTTGATTTACTGCAGAACTATATGGATCTGTTGAAGATACAGCTTTAAAAGGTTTTGCTCCATAAAAAGGTGACAAATATTGACACCATATAAGTTCACTTTCCCTAGATTTACTGGCATCTGTATGTGATAGTGCTGGAATAACAACTCCTAATCTACCCATTCTAAGTGGATCTTCTGTGTCCTTAATTACTCCAATGTATGGTCCAGAATCTGCTACAGAATACTTGTTAGCGAAATCTTTTTCGTTGTCTTGTGTATCTGAGAATCCGCCACTTAATTTATAATTTGCCATTATGGAACTTCATTTCCTAAATCTGTTTCTGCTTTTTTTGCCGCCGCCGCCGCCGCGTCTTTTATTTTTTTTGCTTTAGCCAGTAAGCTGTTTGTAAGTAAATTACCTAAAATTGCTTCTTTTCCTTTACCTTTTTGATTATTCATTCTTACACCATGTAATACTTGTGTAAACTCTCCTCCAGAAATACTTGACTCTATTTTTACCACTTGGTATATTCCACTAAAAAACATTGTTCTATTTGGTTTTTCAGTATGATAGAGTCCAGTTTTATCATTAAAGTCTTCTGGTAGTTTATAATTTAATAATATTAAAGGTTGGTAGCCTTCAGCATTAAAACTTCCAAACCTGCTATTCCATGACCCTTGGTTTGCAAACGTTGGAGATGTTCCTGTTAAATTTGTAAATTGGTCTTGGCAGACATAAGCTGGATCACCTAAAAT